CCCGCCACTCATCTTGATCAGTGCTGATGTCATTTCTAACATAAAACATCTGTGTCGCAGTGTTCAAAAGTTGAACTGCATCATGCTCCAACTTGGTGTATATAACTTCATCAGTCAGCCTACCACCAAGCTCTTGATATTCTGAAAAGCTTAGCATTCAGCTCACGACCTTTCCTAATGTCCTGTACCAGGAACTGCAGCTCCTGGGCCAGCAGTTGTAACTTCTGCGCCTGGAACTAATGCAGGATCTAACTCAGCTTTGTATGCAACAACGCCGATCGTACGTGGATCAATGCCATCAACAACTTCCCAGGTGCTAGACTTGCCAAACTCTTCCATCGTCGGGAATGTGCTCTTAGTTGGTGCAAATGATGGTTTAACTGACGTGCCAGCAACGTGAATCGTTCCTACACGTTTTTGAACAATCGTATCTGTCCCACCATTTTTGATCGGATCATACTTAGTTTCAGTACTTGCCAAAACGCTAGAATAACGAACTGCTCCTGGAGCAAAGATATAAGACGTTGTTGTTGGCTTTTGCTTGTTAGTCAGATCAACTGGGATATCGTCATCAAGTACGATCCGCAAACCATTATATGCTTCAAAAGGCATAGCGCCATTTTGAGGTTGAATAGTTTCGATAAGCCCTTGCAGCTTCATCATTGAGTAAGTAGCAGAGTTAACGGCAATTGCTCCAAATGAAGTATCTTGAAGATCGCCCATCAAACCAATGGCTGCAATAAAACCTTTGGCACTGAAAGCTGCGTCTGTTGGCGTCTTAGAAGTTGCATCATAGAATTTGCTGTTTTTAACCTTCGTTACGCCCATAACACCATCCAAAACCGCTAATAGCATTTTCTCATCAGCGCGAGTCCAGAAGCTTGCAAAGCGATTACCGATCGTTGTTTGGATAGGGGTCCCGGAGATCATTTGAGATAATGAAGTGTAACCAAAGGCTTTACTTTGATAAAATTTCAAACCTAGTTGTTTACCTGATGTAAGTTGATCTACAGGGATGTCGTCAGTGTCGGTCCAGTTGTCTGGATCACCAGATAGATCGTTGATAAAAGGTACTGTGATCTTTGTACCTGCTTCCAACAAATGTGGTCCAAGATCCGGATCTGGTGTCAAAATACCACTTTGCACAAAGCGGTTGGTTTTAAGTGCCGTATTTAATACATAATTCCCAAAAACTTCAGGAATGATCATGTCTGATAAATGTGTTTCCATAATTTAAAATTCCGCCTTTCTATTTATTGTTATTGCCGAACAAACTTTGCCATTGCGAAGGATCTTTTCGATATAGATCAGTCTGTTCGTCTAATGACATATTCTTAGGATCCTTAGCCACGTTAGAACTAGGATTACCACCAGCAAACAGGTTGACAGGGCCCTTTTTCTCTAGTTCTATTTGTTTTGGTGTAAACAAATAGGCATCCGTCTTTTGAAGTTCTTCTAACTGTTCGGCAATTCCGAATAGCTGACCATCTTCATCAACAGACACCTTGTCTAAATCCAACAGAGCAAGAACCGCTTTGGTATTTTTAGCCCCTGCATCTTTCAAAGCATTGGTGATTGCAAAATCTTTAGCTTGCTTCGTGATCTTACTTTGATAATCTTTGGCAGTTTGCTCATTTTCTTTTCGCAACTTATCAATTTCTTGAGCTAACTCTTGATTATCACCAACAGTCTTCTCAAGTTTCTTTAGTTGTTTGTCACGATCACCGATTTGATTTTGCAAATCCGCTACCTGTTCTTCTGCTTGTGCAAGTTTTCCCTTAATCTCATTTGTTGACTTGCCATGTTGAGTCAAAACAGCTTGAACTTGCTCATCGCTAAGTCCTAAGTTCTGTAAAAATTATCGTTGCATTCTGCGATGCCTCCTAACGTATTTATTTTACGTGGAACGCTCCACGCTGATTTGATCGCATAAAAAATAAGCCTTTTTACGACTTGCTTAGGTCAAATATTAAAGTTTTTTTATAACAAAAAAACACCGGTTTCCCGATGTTTAGGCTTTATCCCAAATCGTTTCTAACTTAACTGCATCATCAGTTGGATTACCATCAGGTGTATAAGCAGCACTTTCTGTAATGACCAGCAAAACTTTATTATCAAGATAATCACAACTTTTATCAGTAACAGCCAATCTTATTTCATTTGATCGCCTATCTACATATTGTTCAAACAAATTATATAATTCAGGAAACTTTTTCTGAATAAATAAATAATCCTTAGCATCAAAATATAAGTATCCGATTTCCATATTATCCAACTTTTGACTCATTTTTTATCTTCTTTCTTTTGGATGATTCAATAGTAATTACAATCCCTGTAATTTTGCTAACAAAAACTTTCCAACCATCGTATGCATATCCTTCCGTTTCCGCTTTATCTCTATCTTCTATCTGGTTACCATTTTTATCATCCTTTCTTGTAATAAAAAAGCACCAATTTCTCGATGCTAAAGTAAAGTTACTGTATTTCCTTCGAATTTTCCTTGAACTAGTAATTGAGTGATACCATTAAGCAAGGCACGTCCATTTGTGTTAAGTCCATATACTTCATATAGATTACCGTTTTCATCAGTTATCTTTTGACCCGCTTTAATACCTCTATAACGTACAGAGATACATGAGATGTTTTTACTTTCCGAATAAAAAACATCTATCACTTTCATCAATATCACCCTTTCAACTCATTTAGATCATTTGTGTATTTTTTTATCAAAAGTTTGGTATCTTCAATTTCTTTATGTGTCAAATTCCACTTGGTTGCATTTTTTAATAAAAAGCTTACCTGCTTCAATCTCTCTTAAAAAGACATCTTTGTCACTCGAAGGTGCGCCGTAATATCTCACTTGTTTAATATGGATCAATTCTTCGTGGATTGCCGCCCTACCAGCTCCGGAAGAAATCATCATTATGTCATCACCGATAACAGAGGCTTCTGCTCGTTGATGTTCCGTTCAAGTTTTTCAACTAGCTTCATATAACAAAAAAGCACCGATTTCTCAATGCCTTGCTTATTATTTTTCAGTTATTTTTTAGCCCCAACCATCATAAGCGTATTTTGGGTAAATGCCACGCTCAATAGCTCCAACAATGAATCTATACGTTGCTGTTTCAAAATGCGTTGTCATTTCATCAGCGTAATCTAGGGCGTATTTCTTATTTTCTTTGTTCACGGTCATATTTCCTATGTTTTCTTTAGCGTCAGTGTTATACATGCGATAAGTTACGGTATCGTCATTATTGGAAACCAAGTACATTTCGACCATCATAAAAAATCATCCCTTTTTGATAAACCTTTCTTAATTGTATAGTTTATTAGTTCTATTGTGAGCCTCTCCATAGGTCAAAGTTGGATCATCTTTCATAAGCTTCCGTTCATGTCGTTCATGTTTCAATGAAATTATATCCTCTGGGAGTAACTTTTGTCCATTGAATATTCTTTGGAAAGATTGTGCCATAGTAGAATCCGGGTCAAATTTTGC